TGGCGCTAAACCTGTAATGTCCCCACCCTCACGGGTTCCCACTTCAAAATAGCTTTGTGCTGAAAAAGTGTCTGGCTGTAGAGGTTGCGAATAATAGATTCGCGTGGGGTCCATCTCACCACCGTCGATAAATAAAACATTCTTAAACGTTGCACTAAATCTGCATGCTGGTGATGGCATAAGTACAGACGTTGTAGCTAGTGGTGCTTCTGCACCTAATTCTGTATCAGCTGTAAAGTCTGTGAATGTCTCATCTGCATTGTTGTTTAATTGTGCTGCAAAGAAAAAAGTGTTTGAATCGTTTTTTGTTCTGTATATTCGTCTAGCCAGTGTGCCATTTGGCCCCTTTGGTATGTCAAGTATAAGTCCAGTTGTAGGAACGCCTGTGGCTGAACCTCTTGTAGTTGTTGCTGATGTAATACGAACTTCATTTGATGCTTGACTAAGTGGTGACTCAGAACCTGCTTCATTAACAAAACTTACTTTGTATCTGTATCTTACAGACTCAGCATCAGTAGAAGAACTTACACCACGAAATGTTGTGTCTGCACCGGACCATATTTGGTCATTAAAGTTTTCATCTGTACTATCTAAAAAAGTTTGTGGTGCAGAGTCTGGTGCTCCTACACTCCGGATAGTCGGCGTTCCAGGTTGTTGTCGCCATCCTAAGTCATATATTGATGCACTGTTTTTAGAACCTTTAAACTTAAGTGGTCCATCTAATCCGTTTGTAATAATACAATAGCGACCATAAGGTTCATAACTTGTGTGAGGTTGTGTTGGACTAGGTGTTTGTCTGCTTGTTTTAAGTGTCACTAATTCGTTACCACTACCTGGTGTTGATGGGTCAAGTACAAATAGTTTCCCATTTGTTTCATATAAGAATGATTGACGTGCACCGTTATGTTGTTGAAAACAATAGATACTATCAACTTCTCTTTGTAGTGCTGCAGTGAAAGGACCAAAACCAGTTTGATTACTAAAAAACTTTTCAAAACCTAGATTATTAGTCCATGCTCGTGTTTTAGAATCATACTTCCAATTAACTAATCTATTGGCACTTTCATTAGGAGCAGGTATACCGATGTATAAACCACCTTGTGGTAATACTTCTAATTTTTGATTTGTTTTCATTTAGCTTCCGTCCTTACCTAGCGTTCTCGTTAAAGTTCTGTAGGGTACTAGTCGCATTGGCCCGGATTTAAAACCTTCTTTAATGTAAAGTGCCGAACGCTGTGTTAAGTGTCTTTCTTCTATCTTCTGCATTTCTTTATCAGCTTTCTTTTCGTAATACACCGCCTGTGTATCTTCACCATGCTTAAACAACGCCTCTTGAAGTGACCGATAAACGATATATCGATGACAATCTATAGGACATGTTGGCTGGTCATAATCATCTACCAATTCAGTTGGATAAGCTATGTAACGAATGTTTATTGGCGTTTGGACAGTTGGTCGTGGATGTAACCGAATGCGCATCCTTGATATAACTGGTTGGTTAAAGCGAGGAATCATTCTAAGCTTATCTGTGGAACTAATCTCAATTAGTGTTTGTGGCCAATTAAGTTGTACATCATAGTCATCTTGTCTAAGATAAGAGATACCATCAGTTGCTTGAAGTACTGTATAATCAATCATGCCTAAGTCACGAAGAAAGTCTTCTTCAAAAGCTACTGCATCGTAGCCATCGATAGATTTAAGACGGACAAAAAATCTCTTACGAAGTCCGTGAAAGCCAAATTGTCTGGTGTCCATGGTATTGAAACGAGGTGCCTGATTTGCTTCAGTTATTTTTAATTCAAAGGCGTTTGATAATTCACCATGAATGTTGTGATACTCATAAGCCATGTGGAATTCATATGTTCCGACTGGCCATCCTGGTGATACTGTATAAGTGTCTACTTTAAAATCTTTACCTGCACGAGGCACGAAATGTGTTAGGTCTTGATAACCTGCAGGTGCTTTGTCAAATACGACAAATTGTGTTGGTGTGCCTGTAATGTCAAAACGATAGTTTAACTCTTCTTCTTTGACGCGTGTGCAATTGTACATGTGACCTAAGGAATTACCTTGTCCTGCACCGGTCTCTGCTGTGTTTCTAATACCTACAGAAAGTACTTGAGCACAGTCTTGGGGTAGATTTAGGTATCTTTGAAAAGCGTTTCCTGTAACCGTCTGTGTGGCTCCACCTGTACCATACCAGTTTACCTTTTCAAAGTTATTGCTTTGCTTACTAACAAAGACTTCATTTGTACCTTTATCAATTTTATCGATAATATAGATACCGTTGTTTTCTGCTGAGGTGGCATTTGTAATTTCTACATAGTCACCTTCATGATTACCTTGTCCAAAACGAAAGTCTTGTCCAATTCCTGTTGTGTTATTAACACCTTCAATAGCAGATTGAAAGAATCCATTAGCGTTTTTAGGAATAAGACGTAAGTCAGTTTGAGTTGTATCAGGATTTGTATAGACATTTAATGTTTGTTGAGCCCATGTCCAGGGTTGTGTCATGTAGAAGTTCAGATAAACCTCGTTAATGATACGATTTATTTCTTTGTTATATTGTGGAACATCTGGATTATAGTCCAATATGTTTGCCACCATGTCGCGCATTTCTTTTAGGTTCATCTCTACTCCCGCCTAATAAAAAGGCCCGCCCGGAAGGGCGGGCCAATATCAATTATCTAACTAATAACTAGCCGATTACCAACTCTTAAGTACGAATACTCTAGAGGAGTTATCTCCAGTTTGAGCTTCCATAGCGATAGCAACCACGTGAGGTGACTGAGCAACAGCACCTGTAGTAGTACCAGTTCCGTCACCAAGGTCAGTTCTAAAAGAATCGACTTTGACAAGTTTCCCGTCAGTACTCATGGTTAAGCGGTCACCAGCAGCGATATTAACAACATCACCTTTGGTAAGAGCTTTTTCAACAATACCGCGAAGAACGATATCGATGAAATCACCGCTAGCAGCATCTTGAGGAGTTTTAGTTCCTGCAATAACTGCTGCTTCGTCCATTGAATTGTAACCTTGATATACCCCAACTGGAACATAATCAGTGCCATCAGCTTCAGCAACACACAAGCCACGAAGACCATTGGATGTTTGACTGACGTCTAATGAAACAGTTGCTCCAGCTGTAATAGCTTCGGTTGCACGAAACTTTTCAATCTGTTGTCTGTTAGATACCGCATTAGAATCTTCTCCGACTCCGGTTTCATCTGATGCGAATAATTTTTGAATTAATGTATTTGTAGCCATAATATCCCCCTATTAACTTGCAGCTGTTTCGCCATCACAAAGAATACCTTGAGATGCCATATGTTCGAAATAAACCTGAAGTCTAGTGTAGATGTTAGCAGAACGTGAAGCATAACCGCTTACTGATTCGAAATCGTCCATCTCAAATTGAGCTGCACTATCAAAACCAATCTTCATATAACGAGTATTTAAGAAGTAAGCTGAAATAATTTCTTTACCAACTGGAGTTCCAGCAGGATTCTGTACATCTGACCCAAGGAAAGGAGAAGGAGTAACCATTGCACCATTAAATGCAAGAGCCAAACGTCCACCGTCAAGTACTTTTTCATCGATAAAACGTTCTTGGTTGAACAAGATGCTTTTGTAAGCCTTGTAAAACTGTGGAGAACATAGAATCAAATCTGGAGCACTTCCGTCAGGAGTGTTTAATTGACAGTCAATATATAATTCTGTCATCTGTTCTACAGACAATGCGTTAGCAGAATCCATAAATTGGTTGTTCAAACGTGGGAAGGTAGCCTTAGAAAGTCCACCAACGTTTGTTCCAGCTGTTTGAGAACCGAATGCCAAGTTATCGAAAAATCCTGCTGTAGAGTTTCCACCAGAACCAGCCCCACCATCTGCGGTTGAAAGACCGTTGAATGTGTTAAGGTTAGTTAAGATAGTAGAAGCATTAACAAGAATTTGTTTTTCAACTTCTCGTTTAAGTGCACCCATAACTGATTTCATACGAGCTTCAGCGATATCGATGATTGCTCTTTCACCTTTATTACTTAGTTCTTCAGAACGAGTAACAACGATTGGAGCAACAAAGTCACACCAGTTGAATTCAGCTTGACGCAAAGCATCTTTTACTGCAAGGTTTACGGGCTCATATCCTGAGTCCAATTGTGTTATTGAAGAATGTTCTTCGAGTATAAGTGGTACATTTAATTTCTGTCCACCGTCGTATGTAATTACTCCACCACGTTCACGCATCTTGTCCAAAAGGGGTGTAGCTTGATAAAGCTGGTCAACCTCTTCGTCTAAAAGAATACGGAGAGTTGATGAAAGTACATCATTACTAATAGCCATAATTTCCTCCGCTATTTAATTTAATTATCTGGTTCATTATAATCTGAAACCTTTGTTTTGTGAATTACCTATTGCATCTTGGATTATCCATAGAAGGGTCCCAAAAGCTTGTCCTCTCTGATGCGTGAAAGGGGCTTGTCAATAAATACGGTTTTTTTTCCTTTTTATCCCGCTTTATTATTTTTGAGCCATGCATATATCTCATGACCTTTCTTTAAATGCTTAGGAACTTGCTTCAGGTCTCTTGATGAGCTGCCTTGTGACAATTTTAATCCTACATCACGCATTCTGTTGGTTCGTTCCGCCAACTCTTTCTCTAATTGTCTGTTCTTTTCAGTCAATGTACGACCTTTTACAATATTGTAAGCATCTTCTAGTGAAATGTTTGCATTAGACTGCAACAATTTAGCAACATCTTCTTTATAGTCCATTAAGTCAGGATTATCTGCCTTAAATTTATCTAACTGTGCACGACGTGTCATTCGCACTTGCTCATCTCGCATCGGTTGCATCATTTCCTGCAATCGCTTAGCGACCTCTTGTTGTATCCTAGTCTCGAAAGACTGTGTATCATAAGGGTCAAGTTCTACAGTTTCACTGTTTGCAACCTCGTCTATCTTAGATGCCTCTGCGCCTTTGATAAGAGATGCTTGCAATGCTTCCAGTTCTTTACGTTGATTAGCTAAGTCTTGCGTCTTACGTGTGTAATCAGCACGAATATTTGATAGCAGGTTTTTGGCATCATCAGGAAGAGCACCGATAACTCGGTTATAATCTATTCCTTTGTGTCCACCTTCATCAAGGGCTTCGTTATCTGTAAGGTTATCAATAGACACTTCTGTCTTAAAATTAACCTCACCATTCTTTGCTATATCTAACGCTTCACCAACACGGTCGCGTCCTTGATATGATTTTTTAGTGACTGATGTTTCTGTTTCTGTTGTTTCTACGTCAGTCCCAGCACTTTCTACTACACCTGCTGTGGGGTTGTTGACTTCTTCACTCATACTTTCTCCTGTTGTAAGTTATGCTCTCATTCGAGCCATGAATAGTTCTTCTTCATCCTCTTCGGGCATCGGCTTCATTGCCTTTGACATCATGTCTCCACCTTCTGTTTCCATTACAGGAACTCCAGCTTCGTCTTGAATATCACCCATACCTTGTGGTTTATTGAGGAACGCTTTAAATGATTTGTCCATTGCAGCCGAGTCGATTTTACCTGCTAACATCTTAAGGTCTTTATCGTCTTCAATACCTTCTAAGTCGAACATGTATTCTTCTAAGTCAGCATCACGTGCAGCAGCAGCTACCATCTCTAAGTTTCTAATAAACTCAGGTGGAAGTACTTCTACAGCAGCTTCGAATCGTGGATAAGTTGGTGCTTTAAATACACGGTTTGCTTGATTAAGAGCATCTACCAATCGGTTAAGTCCGTTTTTAGAGAACTCACCTCGTATTTCACGTCCCTCTTCCATTTCATCCATTTGCTTGGCTAAGCCCATGGCTTTATCAATCATCATTTTTTCATCTTGTAAGGCAGCTTTATCCATATCGTTGCCCATCATTTTCTCTTCCATTATCCTTCTCCTGTGTTAAGAATGGCTTGTAAGTTATTTGGTCCTGTAGGTTGCATCCCTTGTTGGAGTTCTACAACATCAGGCTGAACAGCTTGTCCACTTGCTTCTGCTTTAGCTGCGCTTATGTTTTGTGCTTCTTGCTTGGCCTTATTGGCTTCAGCTATAAATGATTCAGGTAGTCCTAAACTTCTTACCATTTCTGACAGAAGCACTGAATTAGGCACACCTAAACCTTGTAATGTCGGTATCGACTGTATAAACTCTCTCTTTCGTACCGATTCTGATAGAGGTGTCGATGCTTGGTCTTGTGCAAAGAACTGAAAGTTACCTCTCAGGTCTGAAGCACGTATTACTTCTTGACGATTATCTAAAACGATAACGTCTTTGGCATCATCTTCTTCCATATAAATTGCAATAATATTGATGTAAGCTGAGGCAACCAATTCTATTGTTGCATCTCTCTCACGTGCCAAGCGACCTACCTCTGACGAAGTATAAGCAGCAAGTGCAGCAATTTCTGTAGCAGACGAACGAGTCGACTCACCTCTTGTAAAAGGAGCAAGAATAGAACCTTTATCTTTATCTTTCTGGACTTGGTCATAATACACCTGTAATTCTGGAGGTGTTGGATTCTGTGGCATTGCTCGAATAGCGCCTGCCAAGTCATCATCATCAACCTCAATAAAGAGACCATCAATACCACTAGTCACCTGTGCCATACTCTCTTCATCAAAAGTACCACGTTTCACAATGTATTGACGTGAGGCTTTACGAACTCCATTAGCTTGAAACGTTCTGATAAGATTTGTTTCATATATCTGGTCGTAAATACGTTTCATTGCACTGTAACCATTAATAGGTGAATCAGGCTTA